GGCTAAAGAAAAAATAAGAAGAATTTCAGTTTGCAAAGGCTTAAATGTTAACTATCTAAGGGAAAATAGTTCTAGGGCATCTTACCTAATGAGTTTTGGAAAAGCCTCCAAAGCCTCTCTCTTTCTGTTAAGAAGAGGAGGAGGCAAGGGGCCCCTGGCCTCTTATACTAGTTAAAAAAGTCAGGGTTGCTATGGTGCTAAATGATTGACATTTAGATAAACTTCCAGTTCTGCAAACATGCAGACTTCAATAACAGGTTATTTTTGCAGACTTAACTGTTATTTTTGCAGAATCAACTGTTTGAGGAACCTGTGGTTAACTGGCTCAGCGGATCGCCTCGGGACTTTTTGTGACATTTCCTGTTAAGGGACAAACAACTGTTCTGTGGTTAAGTTGCTAGGTGGCGCTTAGCAACTTACTTAGCAACGGTTTTTAGAGGAAGTGCACTCAGTTGCATCAGCGCTACTGAGGAGCCCGCCTTTTTTAACTAAAAGCCCGCCAATTTTGGTAAGAAATGGGGGGTGTTTTAACTCTTTTGCTGGATATTGTTGATATTGCTGAAGGATTAAGTTTAAGTACTGGATTTACTGTGGATGCTATTTTGTCTGGGGAAGCTTTTGCTGCTGTTAGTACAGAGGCAGCCTGGCTAGTGGAAATAGAAGCGGTGGACCTAGCAGGCCTAAGTGCTGTAGAGGCCTTGTCTCTTACTGGACTTACAACAGAGCAATTTTCATTGCTAAGTGCTCTACCCACAGCCCTAAATAATGCCATAGGAATAGGTATTTTTTTTCAAACTGTTTCAGGTGCCAGTGCTGTGGTTGCTGCAGGAGTGACAACTTTTGGATATTCCAAAGAAGTCCCAGTTGTTAATATGGCTCTTGTACCTTGGTTTCCTCAAGTTGATTATTTGTTTCCTGGACTTACATCTTTTAGTTATTATCTAAATGCTGTACTTGATTGGGGGGAGTCTCTATTTCATGCTGTGGGCAGAGAAGTATGGAGAACTTTGATGAGAAGGGCTACTTTGCAGATTGGGTATGCTACCAGAGAAGTAGCTATTAGAAGTACAAATGAGCTGACCCATACAATTGCACAAATTGCAGAAAATGCAAGGTGGGCTTTGACTAGTGGGCCTGTACATGTATATTCTAGCCTGCAGGAATATTATAGATATTTGCCTCCTAGAAATCCAATTCAATTGAGGCAGCAATATAGAAATAGAGGAGAAGTACCTCCAAGTAGACAGCAGTTTGAGTATGAAGAAGGTCAAAGGGTAAGAAGAGAAACAGGAGAGCCTAAATCAGGTCACTATGTTGAGCATTACAGTGCTCCAGGAGGTGCAAATCAAAGAGTGGCTCAAGACTGGATGCTTCCTCTAATTCTAGGTTTATATGGTGATATAACTCCAACCTGGGAATTGGAGCTTAATAAATTGGAGAAAGAAGAAGATGGCCCCTCAAAGAAAAAGGCAAGACGGAGCATGTACACTAAAAAAGCCACCATGCCCAAAACCCGCTCCCGTCCCCCGCCTACTAGTCAAAGGAGGGGTAGAAGTTCTAGAAGTTAGAACAGGGAATGATGCTATTACTCAAATTGAGGCCTACCTAAATCCTAGAATGGGAAATAATGATCCTACAAATGAATTGTATGGCTACAGTAATTCAATTAATACAGCCTCTAGTAGGTCCTCAGATGTGCCTACTGCTGGAACTCTGCCCTGTTACTCAGTGGCAGTTATTAAATTGCCTCTTCTAAATGAAGATATGACCTGTGACACAATTTTGATGTGGGAAGCAGTTTCTGTAAAAACAGAAGTGGTGGGGATTTCATCTTTGGTTAACTTGCACCAAGGGGGCAAATATATTTATGGCTCTTCATCTGGGTGCATTCCAGTGCAGGGAACAACCTACCACATGTTTGCTGTGGGGGGAGAACCCCTAGAAATGCAAGGCCTAGTTGCCAGTTCTACCACCACTTATCCTGACTCTGTGGTGGCAATGAAAAACATGAAACCCACCAACCAGGTGCTAGATCCAAAAGCAAAAGCTGTACTGGATAAAGATGGTAAATATCCAGTTGAGGTGTGGTGCCCTGACCCCTCTAAAAATGAAAATAGTAGATACTATGGAAGTTTTACAGGTGGAGCTACTACCCCTCCAGTGCTGCAATTTACAAATTCAGTAACAACTGTGCTTTTGGATGAAAATGGGGTTGGACCTTTGTGCAAAGGAGACAAGCTATTTCTTTCTTGTGCTGACATTGCAGGTGTGCATACTAACTATTCTGAAACCCAAAATTGGAGGGGGCTTCCCAGATATTTTAATGTAACTTTGAGAAAAAGAGCTGTTAAAAATCCATACCCAGTGAGCTCTTTGCTAAATAGCTTGTTCTCTGGTCTTATGCCACCAATTCAGGGACAACCAATGGAAGGGGTCTCAGGACAAGTTGAAGAAGTCAGAATTTATGAGGGAACAGAAGGACTCCCCGGGGACCCCGACCTCAATAGATTTGTTGACAAATTTTGTCAGAACCAAACTGTTTGCCCTCTATCAAATGATTGTTGAGGCTGGCTGTATTGTAATTGTTTATTGTACAAAAAATAAAACAGAAGATGAAACTTATTTGTTTACATTTGTTCTTCAATAACAATTCCATCCAAGGGGTCTTTACCATCTATGATATTTTGCTGAATATTTCCAAACTGGGTAATTGATACATATCTCTCCAGAGTTTCTTTCCACTGAACAACTTTCTCTTGAACTTTTGGAGTAAAAGAATCTACAGGATTATACCACAGAAGTAACAATAAAATTGTATATCCAGAGTTTAAAATTCTTCTGGCAACTAAATCACTTTTTTCTAAACTTTGCTTCAGGTAGGCCTTTGGTTTGAAATGCAAATGTAAAGCAAATCTTACTCCTACAGTTGGGGGTAACAAGTACTCATTCATAGTCATAATTACAGGGGGAAATATTTGGCTTCTTTTATTTATATGTTTTTTCTCTAAATTAACTTTAATAGTTCCATCAAGATGATCTCTTAAATTATCTAAATTACTAATACCTTGACCAGGCTGTAAGTGCTTATTTAAGGTTATTTGACCCTTAACATCATCAAGCAAAACACAGAATTGATCAATTGCAACCCCTAATTCAAAGGAGAGCTTATCAGCAGGACAGTTAATATTTAAAGCTTTTCCATCAAAGAAATGCATAAAAGCAGAAGCAAGAGTTGTTTTGCCACTGTTAATTGGTCCTTTGAAAAGGACATTTCTTTTTTTAGGTTGGCTTGTAGTAATTAACTGTAAAATATTTTGAAAAACATCCCATGAGTTGTCAAGCAAAATAGTATACCAGGCCACACCCGACATCCATCTTAGAATTTCTATTTCCCCATGCAGGAAGTCCTCCATTTCCTCAAACAACTGTAAAAATCTTTCTTCTAAAAGCTCAAGTCTAGTACATTCTACTAATTTTAATCTTCTAGCTGCAAGGACCTGGTCAACTGCTTGTTGACAAATGTTTTTTTGAGCTCTACTCTCCAAGAACAGGCATGCATTGGCATGATGAGCTTTGTGGTAATTATAGTGGAATTTATGTTGTTTTTTTTCACACTTGCTACATTTGCCAGGTTCCACTGCAAAATCTATGTAGATGCCAAGCAACAGTAACACATCAGAAATTTTTGCCTCAGAGGCAAAATTACATATTTCTTGCCAATTAACTGACTGTTCTTTTTCTTCTTGGAAGTCAAACATAGATACACCCGGCTTATTTTCTTCCAACAGTTTGAAAGGGGGTTTACCTAAAGCCTTATAAAGTTCTAATGGTTTTACCACACCTTTGCAATGTATAAAACTTAAGGTACATTGAGATACACAAAAGTGTTTTACAGCAGAAACTCTATGTTTTCCTAAAGTAATTAAAAACAGCAAACTTCCTTCCCCCTCTTCATCTTTATAAGAAAAACTAGCTTTAAAATCTACTTTAATTTTAGATTTTTCTACAGTTTTATACAGTTGTCTAGATTTTTCAAGAGTAGTATAGATTAAGAAGCTATTCATAGTCTTATTACTATAAATTGCATGACTTAAAAAAGCATATAAACATACAGGAAAGTCCTCTGGTTTTTTTTCATCAGATTTTCTTCTTTTAGGTGGAGTGCAGGTAAAGGAGTTCTGGGAAGAAGGGGTTTCCTCAAAACTCTGGCTCTGGCTTTGGCTCTGGCTTTGAGTTGAAGTATGGGGGGTCTCAGGAACTTCTTCAATCTCATCCTCTTCTTCTGTAGGGGGTGGTGGTGGTGGGGGGCCATTTTCTTCATCACTGGAACTAGACATGGTTTCAGTGCAAAAAAGATCATTGCAACATTCTTTATTTACATAATCCCTCCACCATTTACCCCAAGACCCCGAACTATCAGCATCCTGGTTTTCCTCAGGGCAGTAGGCAAATGGAGTACGCATGAAGCTGGGACTCTCACTGTAGTAACCCTAAAAAAAAAAATAAAAATACTTACATTAAAATCCTAGTTCTGTCCACAGGCGCAGCAAAGTTAAGTCCATGTTGGCCATTAAAAGTGTCCAGTAGTGAAAAGAGGTAAAATCCTCAGGAAAACCAAACCACTCTAGGTAGCACTTGTAACAAAAACATTCTCCCCATACTAAACAGGGCTTTTTTTTATTTCTTTTAGTAGAAATATGCTGCTTTTTTAAAATACAAACAACACATCTGCATTTTTCTCTTACAAATTTAGTACAATCAGGATACAAAGAAATAATTCTTTGATTAAATTTTTCTCCTAGAAAAGCACCTAGAGTTCTAAAATTTTCATCCCAAAAAAACCAAGCTACCTGAGAGGAAGAGGTTCCAGAATCACTCCTTATCTCCAACAAGGTAACTTGGACTCTTTGAAATAATTCATTTAAGCGTTGCATTTTTGTGGAATCTCCTCCTTTATCTGGATGGTATAATTTTGAGACGGTTTTATAAGCTTTTTTCATGAGAGATAAATTTCCCCATGCAGCTCTGGTAATTTGTAATAAATCCATAAGCTCATATCTTTCCTCCTGAGAAAGTATTTGATCCAT